GTTTCTGGAACAGGATAAAAGCGTCACCCGCAACAGCAAGCCCGCCGGCTTTAGTGGCCACGTCGAGCAAGCGCGCGAGCACTTGAAGTTCTTGTTGTGTAAAGTTAACAGTAATCATACGGACGCTCCTGTTATATTAAGCACGCATAGCCATAACGATATCTACATCATCGCCAGTACCACCAGAAACCGCTGGCTTAAAGTACAGGCATGAACTAGAGAACTCTTGGACCTTAGCAGCAGTAGCGCTAACAGCGTTACCGGCAAGGTCAGTAAGTGTTGCGTACGTCACGTTGTCAACAGAACCCTGAAGGACAGCAGTCGCGCCGCCAAAGGTGCCACCGAACGTAACAGCAGCCCGCCGTGCACCAAGGCCGTTTTTAACGGGGCCGTAGGCTTCTGGAGTATCCGTTGTAGTCGTTACGTCAGCCCAAGTAATCGTTTGGACTTCGCCCGACATAGCTGAAACTGGAGTAATAGTAGCCATCTAAGGCTCCTTTATTAAGAATAACAATTACATATAGCATTCATTTACAGTGTTGTCAATAGGTATTTTACGTCCATCCTGTAAATGAAACACGCTTAACTTCGCGCTTAGTCACAGGTACTTGACCCGCAAAATCGTTTATGTGGAGAGCCAAATACTGCAAAGCTTCGGCAATGTGAGAGTGGTTGTTCTTCTCAATGTTGCCCGTTTTGGGGTGAAAGCGGTAGCCACCCATCATTGCAGCCTTAAGCGAGGTGCACGTAGCATCCATCAAGAAGCCGGGATCACCGTCTACTTGACGCATAAGTGCGTCATCCACAGCGTTAATGCGGCGAATAGGGTCGTTTGTGCTAGCAAGAATGACCGAGAAGCCCTCATTCTCGATGATCTGCTTAACACTGAGCTCGTCACCTTGCTGTCGGTTACGACCTGATGGGTCGATCACCAGCTGAATTTTACGGCCAGGGAACTTCTCGTTGAGCAACGGCTTAAGCTTCGTACGGCAAAAGCGCTGAACGCCCATGTCGAAACCTGTGGCTTCGGCAAGTATGAGCATGCGTCCGCGTGGATCCTGTTGCCCAATAACAGCGGCTGGGGTCAAGCCCAAGTCCATACCCACAATGATTGGTCGAGCCGAACCCGTAACATCCTTAAGTGGAAGCTTAGCGATGTGGTAGTCAGGCTTGAAGTACTTGTACACAGGCGTACCCGCGAGCGAGTGCCCGTACTCACCGTCGATGAACGTACGAACGTATTCATCGCTACGACCCTGAGTATCGTAGTACCCATCAGGAAGGTTCTCAATGTTCTCGGCGTAAGGTGAGCGACCGGACGGTTGCTTGTACACAACCCAACCGTTATCGTTAGGACTCACTCCGTCCTTTGGGTCGAGGTGCTCCATCTGGTGATACCACCATGTGTCAATCGTTGGAGGGTTAGTGTCCCCCCACATCCCGTGCCAAGTCGGACCCCCATCTTTCTTAGACGGATAGCGACCGACACGTTTTGACATAGCATCGACAATCTCTGGCGCAATGTCCCGGCATTCGTTGAACCAAGCACCCGTAAGTTCAAGGGAGTTAAGGTTAGCCACGTCATCAGCGTCATCCAGAGCTCGGAACATAACTTCACAGCGGATGTCCCCAATCTCAAGATAATATGTTTTTGTCGTACGCATGAGTCGACCGCAGACACCGTCTGGAAACCAATCCAGCCACGTCTTCATGGTCGTATCTGCCAGCTGCCGCACTGTTTCCCGGACAACAGCAAAGCGTGTACGTCGATATCCGTCAACCCCAGGTTCCTGCCTCATAGCCCTACGAAGGACTTCAAAGCACATGCCCACGGACTTACCGCTACCGACGGGCCCCATGATAACGCGCATTTTAGCGTCGCTATCATAGAACGCTTTCACCGTCTTAGACGGTGTGTAGTTAATTTCCATTGCCATCGGACGTTCCTAGTAAACGATAACAACTGTCCAGTCCCTGGACATACAGTTATCGCACTCTGGTGCTTCAAATCTACCTTTATCCCAGAATATCTGGGTGCCGGTCTTTAGTTTCTCGTCACCGCTAATGGTGAAATCGCTGCGTTCTAGGCAGTTATTGCATAGAAATGTTGCGCGTCGCAGATCGATTACTGACATTCAAAGCCCCTTTAACACGGCGTATCTCAGTTACTTCCCAGTCACAAGCGAAGCAGTCACCACAGCGCGCAACGAAGTTAACATCCATATGTGCTTGCATATCTGCAACCTCATCGGCGTTGTACTCAGTAGCAAACGTAGGCGTGCTCTCGCACTCTCGGCACTGAAGTGTTACTACTCTCATAGGTCAAGCTCCAGGCAAGGATGGCACTCGTCACTACGCGCGGGATACACGTCGCGATACTGGTAGTCACCCATAGCCGGCGACCATTCGCCGCGCTCAAGATCAGTAATGACGTAATCACTACGTGAGTGGTTCTCGCCGCAGTGTAGGCACGTTTGTGAGAACAAGTGTTGGTCAACGGCTTCTTGCCCGGCTTCCCAGAAGTCAAGATAGTTGTCGTCTGCAAAGGCAATCGGACGTTTGCCGTAGCACTCGACGTTCGTTAGCGTTGCTCGGTAGCGATATGGTTTAGCCATGTTACTCTCCGTTAGGGTAGGTTGACAGACCCACGTCTTGTTGCCAGCGGCCGTCTTGTATGAGACGGAAAGCCCTGATAAACGCGAAGTCTTGTATTCTAATGGTGATTTCTTTAAGCCCAAACTTCTCGAACTCGTTAGCGAGCTGAGCAGTAAGATCATCGCTAATAGTAGCAGCACGAAGCTCATGACTTAAAGTCGTAGCAACGGCGTCTGCCACATACGATGCAACAGTTTGGGTTAGTGTAGCGTTCACATCATAGATCGTATCGAACAGTTTCTGAATGTCGTGCAACGCGTAACCAATAGCCACTGAGCACACTACAGTCTTACCATCTTTCGTGGTGAGCGTCTGCGGCGCGCACAACGCAGTGCGGTACCGCGAAGATTTCTTGTGCACGACATCGATGTACGGAATTTTAATGTGAATGCCAGGGCTGAGCTTTTTAACGTGCTTGCCTAGGCGGACGCGTAGTGCTTGTTCCCACGGTTCAATAAGAACCCACGGGGTTAGTTCTCTCATGAAGTCAGCGATAGCTCGGAATAAACCGTCTAACATCTAGTTTCCTTCAATCGTTCGGATGCCCGGTGGGGGAGCTAGCGATGAGTCACCCATGTGAATGTTGATCTGCACACCGTTACCGGCGTTCGAGTTTTTCTCAACCGAGTCATGCCCAGCCATCTTAGCTGTCCACTTAATCATGTCAGCTTTGACAGCCGGAGACACATCTGGGTTATGGATTAAGTCCCAGCTTGTATCGAGTAGTAGGTCTGCCTGTGCACCTGCCTTCAGTTTGAAACTCAGACCCTTTTCTTTCAGCTGGGTCCGAAACTCTTGAACACGACGGTCGAAGAGGGGATCAGCTAGAAAAAGTTCTAGGTCTGTTTTATCAAGCTCGTAGGCATCGAGAATTACAGGAATGCTATCGCCTGAGCCTTCGAGGCTCATAGCTATTTCAAGTGCAAACCTATCTGTCCATTTGCGCGAGAGAGGCGCAGCTACGAGGATTTCGTGGTTCATGCAGGTAGGATAAGGCTAGGGGTTGCTTTCTCGTCACTGGCCATCTGGCGCAGTTTATCGGCCAATGCCTCGTAGATTTCCTTTCGGAGATTACCTGAGACATTGCCGGTGATGTAGATATGCGGCTCACCGCCTGAAGCAATGAGACCCATAAGCACGTGCGGGCCACCGAAGCCATCGATTTGCTTCGAGACTGGGGTAAGCTTATGTTCGAGGAAGGTTGTTGGGGGTACGCCTACGGTCATTGTTCTGATCCTTCAGAGAAAGTGTACACTTCTTCTTTTGGAACCCAATTGTCTGGGTAAGCTTCAGCTAATGTAGCCAAACCTTGAAGCCATACGGCTAGCTCTCGCAGGCGCTGTGGCGACAAATTTGAAAGGCCGTGGAAAACAACCTCTGCAATTTGCTTACTCATTTGGACGCTCCATTGTTGGTCGATTAGGGCCGCCAGTTTCCACTCGTTGAATTTCAACGGTGAGCGTTAGCTCACTTCACGGCGTCCAGTCGTGCAGGCTGGCGGCCCTAAAAGCAGAAAACGGCTTCCCAAACGCTTTCTGGAGAGGAGCCTCTACGTCTGAGGTGTCGACTCTCATTTGTTAAAGTAGCGCGGAACTAAGCCATTGTCAACGTTTTTTATCAGAGACGTGCAGCACGTGCTGGTGACACAACACCAAGGCGATTATACCTATTCATGTACCAAGCTGGCAAGACTGGCTTAGGCGGCTTAGGAGGCGCACCTTGTGTTATCTCTGTTCTTGTGAATACTGTGAAGTCACCGATAGACGAAGTTAAGTCGCTTTCAACCGGTTCGCCGACAAAGCTAAGTAGAGTAAAGTTACCGATGGACGAATTAAGGTCCGCATAAATTGGACCGGGTGTTATCTCTGCTGCAGCGCTTAGAGTAAAGTCACCGATAGACGACGTTAGCGCACTACCTACAACAACGTCAACGTCGCTAGTAAGGGTGAAGTTATCAATCGAAGCTGTGAGTGCGCCACCTACAACAACGTCTACATCACTAGTAAGCGTAAAGTCACCAATCGAAGACGTCAATGCGCCACTAATTGGTATGTCAACATCACTGGTGAGTGTGAAGTCGCCGATTGAAGATGTAAGTGTGGCACCGACGATAATGTCGACATCAGTACTTAGAGTGAAGTCGCCTATAGCCGCCGTGAGGTCTGCAGCTAGTGGAGCTTCACCAATAGTCGTGCTGCTGTCAAGCGTGAAGTCACCGATAGATGACGTAAGCGCTGCGCCGACAATAACGTCAACATCAGTACTAAGCGTGAAGTCACCGATGGATGAAGTAAGGGTAGCACCGATAAGAATATCGGTGTCACTAGTCAGCGTGAAGTCACCAATCGATGAAGTAAGCGCACCGCCAACAACAACGTCAACGTCGCTAGTAAGCGTGAAGTCACCGATGGATGAAGTAAGCGCACCGCCTATGAGTACGTCGGTATCACTACTTAGAGTGAAGTCACCGATTGAAGATGTAAGCGCACCGCCGACAATGATGTCGGTGTCTGTAGTAAGCGTAAAGTCGCCAATCGATGAAGTAAGCGCAGCACCTAGCGGTGTTACGTTGTCGAACGCCCAGTCTGTCCACGGTGCTACTAGTTGCCCCTTTTGAGAGGAGTACAACAACGGAAACGCGCGCGATCTTCGCGCGCGTCCCATAGTCAGCCAGGACGATTTAAACGGGAAATCACCGCGCCCGGTAACGGCCATTTTGGATTATCCGTGTGTTTCGATATACGTACCAATTAGTTGTGTACTACCTGTACCGCTTGGTATCCATACTAACTGCAGCACGCTATCGTTATAAATGCGCGGCATACCGCTAGTTAAAGCGTCGACGGCATTACCGATGTTAGCTGAAGTAACTTCAACTTGCGCCAGCACGCGGAACAGTACTAGGTGCATTGTGCCAGACGTGCGTGTGGCGCTCTGGATGAAGCTAGTTGGCGCACGGACTCCAGTGTCACCGGCTGCCATACCAAAAATCTCAAACGTACCAGCTGTAGGAGTTGTGACAGCTGTAAACGTCCCTGTATTACCCGCGTTACCAGCGCTATCCGTGTAGGTTAGCGTAACTGTAGGAGTACCAGCGCCGCCCGCACCGCTCCACTCAATAGCAGCCATAACGTTCACGCCGTCCGTACCGCCTGCACCATCGCGGCTTGGCAGCGCAGCGGGCGTGATAGCTTGTGCTGTAGTAGACGTAACGACTAAACTGCTGTTGTGCCATAGCCGGTCAATAAGCCATAGGCTTCCAGTCGCTGAGGCAGTAACAGCTAAGCGTGCTAGGTAAGCGTTACCACTGCCTGGGTTTGCGCGCGGTAATGCACCGGCTGCTGAGGTAACAGCGGCGCCGTTAACGCCGACTACGTTAGCAAGTGCTGGACCGGGATTGCCTGATGCATACCACACCGTGTGCCCGCGTTGTGCACCTACTGTAGACATAGTACCTGTTGCTTTAACAAACGCTACAGGCGCTCGCATGCCTGCAATCGCACCATCTAAAGTTGTAATGGCCATGGGTTATCCTTGAGTTTCGATGTACGTACCGACGATATTTGTAGTACCTGTAGCACTAGGGAACCATACTAGCTGCAATACGCTATCGTTGTAAATCTGTGGCATGCCGCTTGACATGGCGTCTAGTGAGTTCCCAGCGTTAGCTAGTGGTAGATCTATTTCTGCAATTAAGCGGAACAATACTAAGTGCACTGTCCCAGATGTACGTGTTGCATCGTTAATTATACTTGTTGGTGCGCGTACGCCCGTGTCGCCGGCTGCTAGTTGGAAAATCTCAAATGCACCAGCACTAACAGTGTTGACGCCATTAACTGTAGCAGTTGCACCTGTGTTACCGTCTTGATCTGTGTAGGTTAGCGTGACCGTAGGAAAGCCAGCGCCGCTAGCGGTACTCCATTCAAGTGCCGCCATAACATCTTTACCATTAGACGTACCGTCCCCTGAACGAGCAGGTAGCGCAGCAGGCGTAATGGCTTGAGCCGTAGTGGAAGTAACAGATATACCGCTGTTGTGCCATAGCCGGTCAATAAGCCAAAGCTTACCGGTAACACTAGCTGTAGCCGTCAAACGTCCTAGGTATGCGTTGCCACTGCCCGGATTAGTACGAGGTAGTGCACCGGCCGTAGCTCCACTCACTGCCGCGCCGTTGATGCCGACAGCGTTAGCAGTTGCGGCGCCTGGATTAGTGCCGACATACCATAAACTATGACCGCGCCTCTCAGGACTAAAAGTTAGGGCGGTCATAGTACCTGTGGTTTTCATAAATGGGACAGGCGCTTTAAACCCGGCGACTAATCCATCTAGGGTTGTGATAGCCATGGGGCACCTTACGAAGCTAGTTCGAGGTTGTCCTCGTGGACGTCTGTAACGGTAATGTCGTCAATACGGATTAGCCATGTATCCGCTGCTTCTGATGTAGCCGCAGCTTCGATGGTGTAAACGCCCGGATAAGCAGCGTTAAACGGCGCTTTAAATGTAACGTTGTCACCGATGTTCATTAGGCACCTGGGGCGTTAAGAGTGAAGGTGTTGACTGTGACGGTCTGGCCGGCGGTCGTTGTTGCCGAGTCAGTGACCAAGTCACCAGACGTACCAGCGCTGCCTTGCATGTGTGTCGTGACGCCAGTAGAGTCCTTAAGGCGGAAGTGGCCGATGGTGCCAGAAGCGTTGGCTGAGATGTCTTGCCACGTGCCGAGCTTAGTTTTGCTGCCGCCGGAGGCCGCGTTCATCCAGTCTGACGGAAGTGTTGCAGAGGCTAAGAGAGTGCCCGAGTCTGCAGTTGCGCAGGTCGCCGGCTGTGCGCCAGAGCGAAGTTCGAGGATTGCAGACGCGCCGGTTACTGACTCGACGGAGTCAAGCCACGTGTTGCGTAGAGTTGTACCATATTGAAGTGCCATGCTCTAGAGCTCCTATGAGTATGGAAAACAAGAACTATTAGCATGAACTTACATATTTGTCAACAGTTTAAATTGGGGATATTGAGTTTACAAGCATGTAAAGTTTGGTATTTTAGGTTGTGCTATGAGAGGTTGCATCTATATATAGCCGGGATCAAGCCTCTGGCCGCGTGGGGGTAGGGGGTTACCGGCAGTAGAGCCAAGAACGATTTGTTAACTATTATATGCCATTGTGTTTGCGTGTTGGGAACACGGCTTGCACACTCATCCCACCAACACTCTTTGACATATGCGCCTAGTGTGAGGCGCGTCCATCTAGGGAATATACACCATGGCTTCAATCTATGCGCAATCGTCTGCGACCTTGGTCATCATGCCTGAAAAGGGATTGTTGACCTTGCGTAAGACAACGGAGCGTGACTTACGGGATTGCCCGCACCTTGTGTTTAACCACACACAAGCGTGGTCACTTTGGGAAACGCTCAAAGGCAAGGGCCAAAATACGTCAATCCAAGGCGCCGCGCTTTCGCTCTATGGCGAAGGCTTAAACGAAGAGGGTAACTACAATGCCCCAATCGCCGCGCAAGTCTCCGCTCCGGCCAAGCGTCGCGACGGTTCGAATTATCTCCGGGCTATCGAATGGACGCCAGCGCAATTGCGAGCGTTTACGCCCCAAGTCGTTCAGCTTGAGTATGGCGTCTTTAAGGGTCCGGCGCTTTGCGCTTACCTTACTGCACCATTCAAGCGCAACGGTGCAGCGGCTCGCGTCATTCCGACCATTACGCGGATTGACGTGGGATCGCCTGAAGGCAAAGCGATTGCGGCCGCTCATGTGGCAACGCCGCAAATCACGCGGATTAACCGCAAGTAACTAAAACGTGGCCCGGCGAAAGCCGGGCCACAATTTGGAGCTAAACCCAATGGCTTACAAGAAGAAGGCACAACTACGCGACGTGCGCGCTATTCGCACCGTTTACCTAGAAAGGTATCGGACGAATTGTGCAGGTTGCGACGCGGACCACGCACTATGCGTGCAACGTAACGGCGCTTGGCTATGTGTCGCTAGTTGTGCGAAACTGGAGCTAGTCAAATGATTATCGTTCTAGTCCCGTGCTTTCTAGTAATCGCTCTGCTAGCTAGCATTAAACACGTTGAGCGCCCAATCACTCCTGAGGAGATGTAAATATGTTAAAATTCCTTGTTTTCAATCGTCATGGCCTAAGCTTCACTATCTTTGCCGATAGTGAGGAGTGCGCTGAGAACACGGTTAAGCGCCTGTTGCGCAAGCGCAAGCTTCCGTATTACCTGAGCATTTGCCAGGCAATCTGAAGACTTGGACATTTTCAACACCGCATCGGTGTTAGTGAAATACTGGGAAACTTTAGCCCCGCCGCAAGGCGGGGCTTTTTTCGTTTCTGTTTGTACTGTAGTTTACATTACCCGGACAGACTGCCCTTAATACTCTGTTGATCTAAGTTAACGCTTTTTGATCTCGCTAGCGCTCGAACCATAGGGAGGGGGGTCCAAGTTCGCAGTCAACGCGCGTACATAGTGCGGCCCTCTCATGTGTACCCAGTTTACATAAGGGCAAGGTTTACGTGTAAATAAACTACACTTTACATGTAAAGTACTAATAATATGTAAAGTTTACATGTAAATAAAGCACACTTTACATGAAAAATGTGTAAAGTTTACATCTATTAATAGTCACTTTACATATGTCACGATTTTAACCACTCCCACTTTACATCGAGATAGCCGTAACTATACATATTTTCGTGTAAAGACCATGGAAATTCCCTTATTTTTCAAGGGTTTTATTATTATTATTATATTTAGTAAATGTTATAGATGTTGTCAATGTCATACTTTTCTTTCTCCCTTTCGCGGGGATTGCAAAAATTTATTTTGTAAAGTAGCCCC